GCGACGGCTCGCTCGCCGCGATGAACGTGCCCGGGCCCGCTTTAGTCAAGGCGGAAACGCCCCGAGAGCCGTCGAGCGCCGCCGGGCGCACATGGGCCCGGGCCGGCGCCACGGGGCGAACGTGAGGCACCACGGGCTCGTGTGCGTTCAATCCGGCGAGCCGCTCGATCTCCCGTAACAGGGCCCGGCGCGACACGCGCCAGCGGGTGCCGATCTGGAACGCGCCCGGGAGCCGGCCCGCTTTGGCGCGGGTGCGGGCGCTCTCGTAGGAGAGCCCGAGCCAGCGCGCCGCCTCGTCGAGCCCGATCGTCGGCGGAACCTCGTCGCCGGCCCTCACGGCTTGCCCCCGCCGAATAGTGCCAATTGCTCGTCCGTGAGCCCCACGACTCGGATCGTGAGCGCGAGCTTTCCTTTGTCGAGGTCGCGTTTCCACGTCGTCGATTGGATTTGGAGCCCGAGCGGAGCGAGCGTCTTTTCGATCGCCGCCTCGACGGCCTCGATACTGGCGAGCCGGTCGGCGCTCACGCCACACGCTCGCCGCTCGGCGCCATCGGCGGGAAGAGCGCCAAGAGCGGGACGTCGAGCACCCGGGCGAGCGCTTGGCGATGGTGTTCGGCGATTTCGCGCTCGCCCGAGAACCATCGGCTCACGGCCGACTCGCTCACGCCGACCAGATCGGCGAGGTCTCGACCATTGAACCCTTGCCGAGCCGCCTCGGTCTTGAGCCGGGCCCCGTAGGACTCGGCGCGTGCACTTACGGGATCGCCCATCGGGCCCACCCACTCTCCCCGCCTCTGTCGGCGGCGCCCCCCTCACGGAACGGTGTGCCCAGGAGCCCTTCCACCAGCCGACAACACTCCGCCCCGAGCGCCTAAATCGTTACCGCCGCAATTACCCAGCCGTCAAGTGAGTGCTCTAACTCGCGCTTGACCTCCTCACAAGCGCGTGCCTGGCCGATCGTTGACTCGTCAGCGTGTGCCCGACGTGTGCCCGCCGCGGGCACCCGCGACCAGGACTCCCAGGTCAGGGGATAGGCCCTAGCAGGACCTTTAAGGCTATTTTCGCAGGTAGAGCGATTCCGCTCGTCACTGGGGGTCAAGAGGTCGCCGGTTCGAATCCGGCCAGCCCGACCGCTTGACCAGGGGAAACACCCCGAAATGGTCACCCGCCGAAATGGCCCGTGTGCCCGGCGTGTGCCCGGGTGCCCGCTCATGGTCTAAACTTGACTCCATGTCAGGCACACGCAAGCCCAAAGAGTCCGCCCGCCCGCTCCCGCCCGGGATCACCCGCCACCATCGCGGCGGGTATCGCGTCGTGGCGAGCTCGACCATCGCCGGCGATCGCCGGCGCCTCGTGCGCATCGAGCGCGGCGACCTCAACGCCGCCAAACGGTTGCAACGTAAGTTGTATGACGAGCTCGGCGAGGCGCTCGGAGTCGACGGCGCCGGCGACTCGCTCGCCGCCCTCTGTGCCCGCTACGCCGACGATCGCGAGCGCCTCGGCCGGGCCGAGTCCTACGTCGTCGAAATGCGCCGCAAGGTCACTCTCCTCGCCGAGACCGCCCTCGGGCGCCGGCCGGCCTCTCTGGTGAGCGCCGGCGAGCTCGATGCCCTTTACGCCCGCCTCGACCGCGACGGCCTCGGCGCCTCTGGCGTCCGGGCCTGGCACGCCCTCATCTCGGGCGCCCTCTCGGCCGGGGTCCGTTGGGGCGAGCTCGACCGGAACCCGGCGAAGAGCGCGAGCCCGCCGCCCGAGCCTCGCCCTACGGGAGTTGCACCCGAGCCCGAGCTCGCCCGCCGCTACCTTGATGCGGTCGAGCGGGCGAACCCGACTCTCGGCGTGTTGCTGCGCGTGGCCGCGCTCACGGGAGCGCGCCGGGGCGAACTCTGTGCGCTGCGTTGGGGCGATCTGGACGTCGAGCGCTCGACGCTCAAGATTCACCGCTCACTCACGAGCCCAAAGGGTGAGCGCTACGCCGAGGGTACGACCAAGACCGGGCGCAAGCGGACCATCGAGCTCTCGCCCGAGGCGCTCGCCGAGCTCGTGGCGCACCGGGCCCGGCGTGAGTCGCTCTGTCACTCGGCCGAGGTCGAGCTCGACGCCCGGCGCGGGTTCGTTTTCGGGCCCGACGATTTCCCGCACGGATCCAAGCCCTACCGCCCCGATTACGTGAGCCGGCGCTCCCGTGAGCTCGCCGAGCTCGCCGGCCTCCCGGTCGCGGCGTGCCACCCGCACGGCCTTCGCCACTATTTCGCCACTCAGGGACTCGCCGCCGGTGGCGACGTCAAGAGCATGGCGAGTTACCTCGGCCACGATGCCGCCATGCTGCTCGACGTCTACGCGCACGCCGTGGACGACGCCGAGCGGGCCGCGGCGGTCTCGGTCGGGCGAACACTCGGCCGGTAGGATCGCCGCCGCGATACCGCATCGGCTCGCCGGCCGTGTGCCTGACAGTCACGAACCGGCGCCCGGTGAGAGGCGCCCGGGACAATCCCGTTTCCGGGCGCCTCGTCGCGTCTCTAGGGAAATCTTGGGCAATCTTGCCGGGCTAATTGCGGTCGCGCGGCCCACGGCCGAACACACGCCACACGAGCGCCGAGACCGTCACGGAGAGCCCGCCGAGCCCCACGCCGAGCAAGAGCCATTCGGCGTCCGTGAGCCCCACGAGCTCACGCTCGATCTGGTCGACCGTAGAACCCGGCCGAGCCGAACGCCAGTACACCGCCATCGCTCGCGAAGAGCCAATAACCGTCCGTGCCCTTGCCGGCGATCCCGATCACTTCGCCGCTCACGACGTCGGGATCGAACCCCCCGCCCTTGTATTGAGCATCGCCGAACGCGCCGACCGCGCCGTCGCTCGTCGTCGTCCAGTACCCGCCGCCCGTGTTCGTGCTCGCGATCATGTTTCGCCCCTTTCGTTGCGCCGGCGCCGGTGCGCCGCCTCGGCTCGCTTGTGCGATGACGTCGGCCATCGGGAACCCGGGCCCACAGTCCCAATGCCCGCCGCCATCGGCGCCCAGGTCGACGTGTTGACACACGCCGGCCGCGCCGCCCTGTGCCTCGGCGCCAGTGAGCGCTCGGATCGGGATGCCGAACCGGCCGCACTCTTCGCGAACCCACTCGGCCGCATTGAGCAACATCGCCGGGTGACGGTCCCACTCGGCCCGGTCCCACCCGGCGAACGCGCAGAGCTCGGCCGCGACCGAATAGGGGTTGGCGTTGCCTTGTGTCCACGCCTTGTAGCCCGGCGGGACGTACTCGCCCACGGTCCCGGCCGTGTCGTCGATCCCGGTGTGCGAGCTCACGCCCGAGCTCGGGTTTGCGAAGTAGTTCCCGAGCGCTTGATAAGTGAGCGCGCCCTCGGCCGTATGGAGCACGACGAGGCGCACGCCCGAACCGCCCCGGCTCGAATAGTTCGGGCTCGGGATCGCGACGCGGTTAAGAGTCATCGCCATCGCGCCGAGCGTGCCGGCCGGGCCGGCGATCGGGCGCGCCCCGGGCCCACGGCTCGGACGGCTCGTCGTCGGGCTCGTCGCGCGGCCCCGGCCACTCTCGCCAGCGCTTGAGGTCGTCGGCGATGCTCACGCCCGGATGACCATGTAGGTGTGCGCCGCGTCATGTAGGCCGGTGCGGTTCGTATTCTGATTCACCTCGACATAGACCCCGAGCGTGTCACCCGCCACCGCGCGCACCATCGCGGTATGCGATGCCGCAATATTCCACCCGTTATTGGGCTGAAGCATCATCGGCCCGATGAACGCGAGAGCGCCATTCCGCGCGATGCTCATATTGAGCGTGTCGTTCGCGATCGCCGCGACCGCGGTCACGGTCCCCGTCACGAGGTAGTCGCCGGGATGCGCGCAGGTATAGAGCCCGGTCGCCGGGTCGTAATGCCCATCGGAGTCGACGACCGTATCGAAATGAAACATCCCGGTCGAGAACGTGATCGCCGCGTTCTGGAACACAGAGCACCCGGCCCCGCTCATAATCGGGCCCCACGCCGTACCGTCGTGCTGCTGCAGGTACGGGGGCGAGCCGTCGCTCGGCGTGATCGCCACGACCTGCCCGGCGAGCTCGGCCGCGGCGATCCCGGTGAAATCGAGGTCGCGCTCGGCCGCGTCGCGATAGCGCCGAATCACATGGTCGGCGACCTGGACGCCCCATGCCTCGTCAATGATGTCCTGATAGAGCGGTCGATCCGGGTTCGTCGCCATTCGGCCTCGATTCTCCTATCTGCTCACGATGCCCACGCGGATACGCCCCAACGCCCCACGCCCCACAGGGCGCCGACGATCGGCGGGTAGGCGCCGAGCTCGATCGTCCACGCGTCGGCGCTCACATGGTGGCCGATCTTGCCGATCAGCTGTTGGGCTTGCCACGGGTCCGCCCCGGTATAGGTGAAATCGACGAGCTCGCCGATCTGTGCGAGCACGAGCGCCGCGCTCGCATCGTCGCCGACCGTGACCTCGCACGACTCGACCGCCTCGATCGCCCACGCGGTACGGGAGAGCTCGGATTTCACGAGGTCGTCGAGCTCCTCCTGTACGGAGTTGAGCAGGTCGCTCCGCACGCTTGAGAGCCGCCCGTAACGGTGCACGGAGTTGGGCTCGATGAGCGCCGTGTGTAGGGGCGCGTCGCGATCTTGACTCGTCCAGTCGTACAGATTGATTACCCGAGCGCTCGCCTCGCCGAGTGTCAGCGCGCTCGGGCAGACGGCGCCGGCGACCGTGCCGATCAGATAGTCGGCCTCGGTGCCCGGGTCGAGATTCTGCGCGCCGTGCTCATAACGGATCGCGCCATCGCCGACCGCGAAGAGCGTGCCGCCGACCGAGCTCGCCACCGCGCCCCGCGCCGCATCCACACGGTTCCCGATCTTGTCGATCGTGAGGAGCCGGGTCGGGTCGGCGTCGAGCCGGCGCATCGTGTCGGGGAACCCGGCCCGGTCGAGGAGCTCGTCGAGGCGCTCGCGCACGCTCTGCGCGGCCAGCGGGTCGACGTCATCGGTTGCCAGGACGGCGCCGAGCATGTCCACGGCCTTGAGCGTGATCGTCGGCGTCGAGAGCGATTCATCGGCGCTCGCATCGGTGACCTTCCCGTAGAACGTGCCGCGCCACGTGTCGCCGCTCACGTGCTTCACCCGGGCCCGGAGCAGGTTGCCAACGCGCTCTTTGGCCCCGGCGATGCCGAGCTCGCCGTCGGGATCGTAGAGCGTCAGGCTCGCCGTGCCGACCTCGCCGGGATCGCTCACGCCGTTACGCCCGGTGTCGGTATCGAACGCGATCACGCTCGCCGTGACGTCGCTCCATGCCGCCGGCGTGAGGTAGCCCGAGCCCCACGTCCCCACGCCCCACTCGCTCACGCCCCACAACGGCCCGCTCGGCGTCCACGAGCCCACGGGCCCGAGCTCGACGACGAGCTCGGCGAAATCGGCCCATACCGCCGCCGCGAGCGCGGCCGGCCGGGTCATGGCCCGACCAGCGCGGCCACGCGCCGCCGGCCGTTCGCCGCCGTCCACGCCTCCAGCGCGGCCACGATGCGCCGGCCGGCGAGCACGGGATCGCCGACGTCGCCCGTGATCGTGATCGTCGGGGCGAACATGACCGGCGCGTACGGGCTCGCACCGTAAGAGCTCGCCCCGGGCGCCGCCGCCGCGCTCACGCCGGGAATGTTGACGCCGGGAATGTGCGGGATGTGCGATAGGAAATTGCCGATGGCGCCCGCGGCGTCGCCGACCTTATCCACGACCGCTTTAATCGCGTCGTGTACCGCGTCAACGGCTTTCTTCACGGCATCCCACGCCTTGCCGAAATTCTCGATCGTGAGGATCGCCACGCCGAGCGGGCCGAACAGCGCGATGAGCGGGCCGAGCTTGTCGATCACGTCCTGTACCGCGTGCCACCCGTCCTTAAACCATTGAACGAGGTCGCCCCAATACTTGATAATGATGATGACCGCCGCCACGAGCAGAGCGATCCCGCCGATCACGGCGAGCACCGGCCAGAGCGTCGCCCACGTCGCCACCGCCATAATGCCCGCCGCCGTCGCGGCGATCGAGAAGGCGAGCGCCATCGCCCCGACGATTATCACGATGGCGGTAAATGCCGCCTTGTTATTCGTCGCCCAGTCGGCGAGCCCTTGCACGATCGGCATAAGCGTCGTCAGTACCGGGATGAGCGCTAGCCCGATCTGTTCGGTCAGGTTGCCCATCGTGGCGTGGAACGTGCCCATCGTCGTATCTGCTCGCCCGCCGTATTGGTCGGTCTGGTCGAGAAATTGATTCAGAATGTCGGTAGCGGCCGACGAGGTACTCGTCGCGTTGGCGACGTCGGCCTCGGAGCTCATCCGCTTCATGTTCGCGTCGGTCACGCCCGCTTGAGCGTCGCTCAGTCTCTTATGCTCGGCCGTCGTGAGTGTGGTCTTCCCGGCGAGCGCGGCCTGAACCTCGGTCAAGTGTTCTTGGGCCTTGGCCTGGTCGGCGGTCGCCTTCTCGACGTGGCCCTGAGCCTTGGCCATATCGGTCGCCTTGCCGGTGCCGGCCTCGATCTGGACGCCGTAGTCCTTGAGCCCGGCGGTACGGCCGCGCATAGCGGTTTCGACCTTGGCGAGAACCTCGTCGACGTCGACGCCGAGCACCTTCGCCAGGTCGGCCGAACGGTTGACGAGTTGCTCCGAATACCCCGCCGCCTCTTGTTGGGAGAGCCCGAACCCGGTGAGAGCGACGCCGACTTTCGCCGCCAGTTGGTCGGCTTGGCTCGCCGTCATACCGAACGAGGTCGCCGCTTGCTCGCCCCACGCCTTGACGCCATCGCTCGCGTCGCCGAATACCATCGTTACGTCCTTCATGGCGCCCTTGAGCTCCATGCCGGCGCCGAGCGCGGTCGACGCCCAGCCGAGAATTTCTTTGGTCGAGAAGGCGCCGGCGAGCGCCCCGCCGACACTCTTCATGGTTCCGCCGAGCCCTTGCGCCTTTTGCTCGACAGAGCCGATCCCGGCCGTCGCCTTGGCGACGTCGGTCAGTATCTCGATGGTGAGACTCGTCGCCACCTAGCGCGCCGCCCGTTTCTCGTCGTCGAGTACCTCGCCCATCGCCACGAGCTCGCCGAGCGTGAGCCCGCGCAAGGCTACGGGCGAGCACCCCCACACCCGGGAGAGGCGCACACGGAGCCCGGTCACGGTACCGCCGTCGCTTGGCCTTTTGGGATGAGCCCGCTCGCCGCCTCGATGAGCTCGCCGAGCGTGGCGATTTCACGGTCGGGATCGACGAGGCGCACGAGCTCGCGCATGGTCCCGATCGACCACTCGCCCGAGGCGAGCTCGTCGATCACCTTTCCGAACGAGCGCCCGGTGCGTTGCTCCATTTCCTCTAGCGCGTCGATCGAGATCCCGGCGAGCGCGGGCGGAAGCTCGGTCGGCGCGGTCCCGTTGCTCGTGCTCATCGTTCGGCCTTTCTACACATTTGGTCGATGCCTGCTCGGTATTTCGCCTCGGCGCCCGCCGCCGATGCCGCGAGCGCATCCTCGGCGAAATGCTGGCCCTCGATGTGGTGGGAGGCGTCGCCGTAATTCTGGACGCCGGCATAGTCGAGCGACGAGCTCGCGCTCGCCTTGTTGGACGAACCGGTCGCCACGAACGAGCCGGCGAGCCGGCCGCTCCTGACCGGCGCCCGAGAGCGCACGGCCGAGACCAGATCGCGGGCGACGTCGCCATTGATCGGCGTCATATCCTCAAGGTCGCCCTTGAGCCCATCGAGCGAGCGGGAGAGCTCGGGGAGTCCCTTTACCTCGATATCGGCCACGAGCTCACGGCCCGGCGAACGGCGTGACGACGAGAGTCGGGACGCCGATGATCGGAATATCGAGCGAGAATTTCGCCGCATCGTCAGCGGTCGGGCCGAACGGCGGTCGCCGGCATTGCATGTTGCCCGAGAGCGCGGCCGAGTTACCCGCGGCATCGGTGCCCGTGATTTCGAATACCGCCGACTTGAGCGCATTCGCCCATAGGAAATTGCAGAGCCCATCGGCCTCGGTGAAATCTTGGTAGCCGGCGAGGGTGAGTGTGCCTTTCTCGGCCGTGGCGATTTCGCTCTCTTCACAGAGCGTTTTGATCGTCGCCGTCGTCGTATCGAACTTGACCGTCGCCTCGCTCACTTGGCATTCGACGGTGAGCGTGCCGACCGTAACCGTAAATTCTGCGGGCATGATGATGACTGCGCTAGCCATGTTGTGATCCTTTCTAGGTGATCGAGTACCGCATCGAGAGCGTGAGCGTCGAGCGGAGCGCTTGAATCTCGCCGTTACGGGTGCGCTCGGGTACGGGCGCCTCGGCTCGATCGAACCGCCACGCCCGCGGCAAGCGTTCGAGCACGAGCTCGACGTGATCCTCTAGGTCGACGAGCGCGCCGACCGGCTCTTGCGCGTTGACGACGACGAGCGCCTCGATCGAGTGCCGCACCACACGCCCGGGCCCGCTGTCGACCGCACCATCGAGCCACGAGGCGCGGCTCGGCTCGACCACGATCGCCGGGAGCGCTTTGATCGCGTCCACGTTCGGCGCCGTCGTGAACTCCTCGCCGGCCAGCGCGGTGACCAGCTTCGCCCGTTCGTCGCCGAGGTAGCTCACGGACGCCGCTACTGGGCCCATGAGCCCGGCGTGAGGTAGGCCCCGAGCCGGGCCCGGGTCCAGCGGTCCCAGGCGATCGGCGGCACGATCGGCGCCCCGCTCCCATCGACCGCCGCCGCCGGTGTCGGGCTCTCGCTGTTGCGGTAGGTGAGCACGGCCCCGAGTAGCACGCCGTCATGGAGGTCGGCCGGCCAGGTCTCCGAGTCGCGCCACTCTTCGGCGAGCAACGGGACGACGTGAGCCTCGGCCGTATCGAGCGCGCCCTGTATGTCGGCGTCATCGGCCGCGGGCGCGCCGCCGAGGCGCTCCCGTACCTCGGCGACGTCGACCGGGCCCTCTGGCATCGGCGCTACTTCCCCGAGCTCTTGCGCTCGTGAGAGCCGTTGCCGTTGCCGGCGCCGTTGCCGTTCCCGTTGCCGGCGAGCACCATTTCGCCGACGTCGCCCGCGGCGACGGTCGAGGTAATGAGGATCACGCCGCGTTTTTGCAGCACGACCGCGGCGAAATAGCCCCACACATTGAATTCGACGAGCTCGGGCCCGCTCTTCTCCTGAAATCGGAATTCGAGCATCGAGCTCTCAAAGCTCATCGCGTCCGATGGCCCGGCGCCAATGATGATCTGGCCCACGTCGAGTCCCCACGTCGGGCGCGTCTCGACGCCGGCGATCGTGCCGGTCGCGTACGCCGCCGAGGTCGTGCCGGCCGCGTTCGTCGGCCCATTGAGCAAGTACGGGAACAACGGCCGGCCGTCCGTGCCATCGGCGCCGACGAGCGCCGCCCAGACGTGCGAGCTCGGGAGGATCACACGCCCGGGAGCGAACCTCGTGCCCGGGAGCAAGCCGAGCGCGGCCCGGATCGCTTGCTCGGCCGCGACCGCCGTCGCCCCGCCGGCCGGGCCCGCCGTCGCCCCGGTCGCCAGTACGCCGGCCATCGTCGACTCTGTGCTCTGTGAGTACGACTCGCGCAGAGCGTCGGAAATCACGCGGTCGGCCAGGCCCGGCGACGCGTCGAGGAGCTCACGCGAGACCTCGGCCCGCCCGCTCTTCGCCTTCGGCGTGACCATGACCTGATCGAAATTCACCACACCCGGCGTGTCGGGCTGGCCCTCGACGTGATCGCCCACGAGCGAGCTCGGCGTCGTGTCCTTGAAGCGCGGGACCGGGATCGGCCGATTATCGGTAATGGTCGCCGAGCTAAACGCGCTCACGGCCGGGCGCAATTGCGCGATCTGGTCGACGTACCAATTGCCGCCCCACGCCGGGGCGATGATCTGCGGACCGCTCGCCGAGTCATTCGATGCCGCCGCGATGTAGTCGCGGAGTTGGCTCTGGAATTGCGCGGCTCGCCGGCCCGCCTCAGAGTCGCCCCTCGTGCCCGAGGCGTAGAGGTCGGAGAAGAACCCGTACCGCTCGCTCACCCGCCCGCCCTCGACGTAAGGCGACGGCTCTCGGGTGATCCGGTTCAGCGGGTCCGATCGCACGCCGAGCGCGGCGAGTACCTCGGCCACGGTCTGGCCCGCGCCCGGCGCGGCCGGTGCCGGTGCCGGTGGCGCAGCGCTCGCCGGTGGCTCGGCCGGGCCGGGCGCGGGTGGGCTCGGTGGCGCCGGTGGCTCGCTCGGTGGCGCCGGTGGCTCGCTCGGTAGCGAGCCGGTCGGCGGCGCGTCGCCGGTGACGAGCTCGGGCCGGCCGTCGTCGTCGACTCGTTCGGGCCGGAACGCCTCGGCCGCGATCGCTCTCGGCCGGCGTGTGGTGTGACGAGTCGTCGAGTGTGCCATATGTCCTGTTCCTTTCACGTACCGACCCGGGCGAGCGCCCAGGCCGGGAGAGTCACGAGTGAGACCTCGCGAGCGAGCGCCGCGTTCACGACGATTTCGCCGGCGAGCTCGGTCACGTCGACGATTTCGGCGCCGATCGAGAGACCGTCGAGGATGCCGTCGCCCGCCATCGAGAGCGCCTCGTCGCCGTCGCGGGTGCGCGCCACCTTGAATGTCGCCCGCAGTCCGTTCGGCGTGTCCTTGAAATCGAGCGGAGCGCCGAGCGGGCGAGAGCGGTCGTGGTGAGCGAGCAAGCGGGCGCCCTGGTCGACCAGGATGGAGCCACGGATGAAGCGGACCGGGAAATCCGCCCCGTTCACCCGGGCCGGGATATCCCACGGGACGACGAGCCCGCTGATCGTGCGCCGCGTCTCGTTCACGCCGCCGACCGGCGCCGCCGCCCATATCTGGCCGGGTGCGGGCTCTTCGGCGAGCTCGCCCCACAAGCGCAACTGGTTCGGGTGCACGATCACGAGTGCCGCCCGATCCCGAGCCAGGTCAAGAGCGCCACGCCGGCGATGACGCCGACCTCGATCAACAGGATCACGGTTTGCGCCGTCGTCACGGTATGGGCCCCGATCGTGGCGCGGCGAGCGCGGGCGCCGGTGCAGGCGCGGCGGGGAGAGGCGCGGGCGCCTCTTGCGCCGGTGGGCCCTGTGGCGCTTGCACGCCGAACCCGAGCAGGTCGCGCGCCTCGGGCGCGTCAATGAGTCCCATCGGGTAGAGCGTGGCGACCATCGTCACGAGGTCGCTCGTCGCCGGCCGCATGAGCTCGGTCAGATCGAACCGGACGTGCTGTCCGTGCGGTACGACGTCATCGGCCGAGAGCCGTTGCTCGACCGCCACGAGGTAGGGCGCCATCGCCTGTAACGCTTGCTGATTCTCGCCCTCAATGTTGCGATAGGTGAGCGTGGCGCCTTGAGGCGATGCGGCGAGCAAGCCGTGAGGTACGCCGGTCATGCGGGCGATTTCGAGCACGGCCTGTTGACGAGAGTCGGCGAGCTGCATTTCCACGGCCGTAAAGCCGACGTGATCGACGTCGAGCGCGCTATTCAGATATGCCGTCGTCCGTTTGGCTCGGCTCGATTTCCACGCGTCGAGTATCCCGGTCACCGTGTCGTCGGGCAGGTCGACGCCCGAAACATTCTTGAGCACGATCGTCGGCATGGGCTCGTCGGCGTAATGCTTCGCCGCCCGCTCTAGCGCCATCGCCGTACGGATGGCCCGGGCGCCGTCGACACACCAGCCCCGACCATTCGGCGCCCCGAACGCGATCACGTCGCGCTCGTCGAGCTCGATTCCGTCGACGAGCCACCCGAGGATCACGAGCCCGATACCGGGGTACTGCTCGGTCCGTGGCGTGCACCGGGTCGGCTCAAGGCGCCGCACGACGAGCGGGAACCCCGAGAAGTCACGGAGCAGCACGCGCCAATAGGCCCTGCCGGCCAGGCACATATCGGCCAGCGTCCACCAGATCGACGTGCACGCCGGCGTGTTGTTATCGCTCTCGGGATGCGACAAGAACGAGCCCGGCTCTAGCTCGACCGCTCCGCGCCAACGCTGCAGCGGGAGCGTCGAGCCGCGCCCGGCGATCACGTTCAAGGCGCCGGCGATCGACGACACCCCGAGCGCCTCGGTCGCGGTCACCGGAGCCTCGTCGCCCGTGCCGATGGTGAGCCCGGTGACCTCGGTCGGGAGCCCGCGTTCTTGGGCCCGGCGCTCGTCGACGCCGGCCTCGATCGCTCGACGTCGCCGGAAGAGTGCCATACGGCGCGCAAGGCTACGCCCCGTCCCTGGTCGCGGAGCGCTTGACTTGACTAGCCGACGATGATCCTCGGCGCGATGTGCGGCCGGCTCACTCGATGCGCGGCCACCGCGGCGGCCACGAGAGCCGAGATATCGGCCGAGCTCACGGCGCGCCCGAACGCCCACGAGTCGGCCACGGCCCGCCGGCCGACCGCCCGCGCCGCCGCGTCGAGCTCGACCTGGCCTCGATGGGCGAGCCGGCCCTCGCTCACCAGGTCATAGAACATCTGACACGCGGCGAGATAGCTGCTCGTGTTGTAGGGCTCGATCGCCTCGCCCGCGGCCACGAGCTCGCCCACGATCGAGCGAGCCGGCCCGGCCTCGGTCGCCACGATTGCCAGCGGCGCCCATTTCGCCCGGAGCTCGGCGAGCGCCGGGGCGAGCCAATCGGTACCGGGGCGCTGATCGACGAGCTCGACGACGACGCGCTCGCCGGCGATCCCCGCCGCCGCTATCGAGCCCTGCCCTCGATCGTGCGCCACGTCGAACCCGAACACGAGCTTGGGCCCGATGCGGAGCTCGGGCGAGAGGCACGCCCGCCACGACTCGGCGGAAATGATCGCCTCGACGCCGGCGGTCCAGCGGTTCAGGTGGGCCCGCTCGAATTCGCCCCGGCTCTCGGGCGAGGTCGCCATCGCGTAGGCGTGCCCGAGCTCGTCGAGCCCGATCGTCTCGCCGAGTGCCGGGTTCGCCGCCTCCCACGCGGCGACGTCGCTCGGGTCGAGCTCGACCGGCGCCGCCCATTCGAACAGGGCGAGCCGGTCCTCGGCCGCACCCGGGAGCCGCCCGGCCTCGACGAGCTCACGGAGCCAGGCGCTCTCGCTCGTGCCGGCGGTCGAGACAACCCACAGTTGGGGGTCGGGCCGGGCGATCTGTGTAGGTGTCAGGGCTTGGGGGACGCGGTAGTCGCGCAGCGCCCACGCCTCGTCCACGATGGCGAGGTCGAGCGAGTAGCCGTGAGCGCCCCGTTCGGAGGCGCTCGGCATGACCAGGCGCCCGCCGGTGGCACGGAGACTGAGCGCCTCGTTCCCGTTCGATCGAGTCGCCGTGGCATCGAACAGGTCGACGAGGCGCCGGCCCGTGAACGCGTCCGCGATCGGCGAGAACATGACCTCTTTGCCGACCGCACGGATCGAGGAGAGCGCGCCCACCGTGTCGCCGGTGACGAGCCGGTGGGCGATGAGCGCACGGAGGAGCGAGCTCTTCCCGTTCTGGCGCGCCACGGTGACGACGACGGTTCGCCATCGCCACCGCCCGCCCACTCGATCGAGCCCGCGGTTCAGCACGAGCCTCTGCCAGCGGAGCGGGTCGAGGTCGAGCACGCCCCGGGCGATCGCCGCCGCCCTCGGCCCTTCCGAGCGCCGGGTCGCCTTCGGAGGCGCGAAGAGTGCCGGGTGCATTAGCCCTGGTCGCTCCCTGGCACTAGGGCCCAGCCCGGCCGGTTCGTCGCCTTAGGCGGGATCGTGTGCGGAGCCTTCGGGCCCATCGTCGGGCTCGTCGAGCTCGGCCTCGGTTGTGTCGAGCCCGGCGAGCCACTCGGCGAGCTCGGTCGGCCCGGTCGCCTCGCTCACGATCCCGAGCCGGACGAGGATCACGTCGAGCCGTCGATCGAGCGCGGCGATCGCCGAGCGCGGGGTCGAGTCGTCGACGAGCATCCCGGCGAGCAACCGGGCGCGCGCGACGTCGACGCGATGCTCGGGCCCGAGCCGGCCCTCGCCCTTGCCCCGGCGGATGGCGCCGGCGAGCTCGCCCGGGACGGTCGGGAGCTTGGGCACCTACAACCGCGGCCGGGCGAGGAGCGCCGTCAGCACGGCGACGAGGACCAGGACCACGACCACGATGCCCGCCGCTAGTCCCATGCCGGTTGCCCGATCGTCAAGCGCCGGGATGCCGGCCTCGATCGAGTGAGCTCTCGGGCGCACGGATCATGCATGGCGCACAAGGCTACGGGCCCGGGGCGCTATTGGCAGGTTTTGGCCCCGGTGGGGGAATCCACGGGAC